GGTGGTATCTAATCTTGATAATGATGTCACTGTACTTCTGCGTCGTATTTACGATGCTCTTTATAATGCCCTTGAAAACAATAGCATTCCTGCTGCTGTGCTTGTGCTTGCTAAGTATCAGTATCAGTCAGCATTCGTAGCAGACCAAGAAATCAATATGCTTGCCTGCCTAACTGAAATTATGTGTGAGTGTGAATTCCAATGAATCTTTATAAAATTGATTATAAATCTCTAAAGGAGATGTCAATCAAGACAACTCCTGAGAATGTGAAAGAGGCAAATGAAGGTCTCTTTCGCGCTAAAATGACTCTTCCTGCTGCCGCAAAGCATTGTGGTATGACGCAGAAAGAAATGAAACTTACATTTTTTGAGTACTTGAAGTATCACAAACCTGATTATGAACCCCAAAATAAATTTTGAAAATTTAGATTCTGAAAAGCAAGATCGAATCGTATTTTATGCAAAAGTTGTCTACACAGATTTAAAAGCACAAACTGAAAATTGGAAAAAGTATAGAAATAACAGGCATGTAGTTAGGGGAATAACTCATGGCAATTATGACAGGATTCATACACTTTCTATTCCAACAGGTTTGGTTAGTAAAAGTGTCATAGAAGAAAAGAAAAAAGATTCTAAATTTATTCCAACGAAGGATCATTGTTATCGTCCACAATTCATGATGCAAATGTTCATGGATAAACCTGATATTTTTCTATCAGATTTTAATGTATTTCTGGATTACATTATTATTGCTGCAACGACAATTTTAATTACCCCTGAAGAAAATGAAAAACTGAAAAATTTTACAAGAAACAAAAAGGGTCAAATATCAATTAAAGTTCCTACTGATAGAATTTATCAAGAAGCAGAAATAGAATTATTTGATATTAAAGGGAAAAGGAAGTGGTGGGAGACTGATTTGCAAAAAGTTAATAATTACTTAATTACTCCTAAACCATATTTACTTTATGAAGAGGCATTTTTAGAATGAAATTGCTTTCGGAAAGTGATGCTATTTGGGCAGCAGATCAATTTATTGAATATTACTCAAAGTTTAATAGAATTGATGATTATCTTAGATTTGTTAAAGAAAGTAGAATGACAAATTCTGCTGGAAAATTATTTGGACCAGAAGATGAAATTTTTTCTGATTTTAGTATTAATCCAGATAACATGAAATTTTCAATTCATGAGGTTGATACTAGCGCGAAACCAAAATCAAAATACAATCAAGAATTGTATTCCGAAATTTTGAATATAACAGCTTCTAATCCTATTGAAGAAGCAATACCAGGAAGGACAATTAAATGGATCGTTACTGAAGATACTACAAATAAAGTAATTGGGGTAATCCGTTTCGGTTCTCCGACAATTAATTCGAAACCAAGAAATGATTATTTTGGTGAAGTTCTTTCATTATCCAAAATTAACCATGAGTTTGTTATGGGATTTAATATTGTTCCAGTACAACCATTTGGTTATAATTATCTTGGAGGAAAACTACTTGCACTTTTAGCATCATCTAATGAACTTAAACGACAATTTGATTCAAAGTATGGAACTGATTTACAATACTTTGAAACAACTTCACTATACGGTACAACAAAAGGAGTATCCATGTATGATGGTCTTAAACCTTATATTAGACACATAGGAGATACTGAAAGTAATTTTTTACCTTTATTTCATGATGACTATTTTCGTGAAATGTTTTGGTGGTTTAATAATAATGCTAATGGTGGGGAAAGATTAATATCTGCAGATAAATCATCTAAAAAACTAAAAATTCAGACCAAGATGATTTCAATTATTAAAAATTCTCTAAAAGATAATTTGAAGTTGGATGAATTTAATAATTGTATAAAACATGCAAAATCTTTAACTGAAAAGAAAAGGTATTATATATCTAAATTTGGGTATGAACCACAAGAAGTAATTGAGTGGTGGAAGGTAAAGGCAATTAAAAGATATAATAAATTAATACATGAAAATAAATTAAGAAGTAATTTAGAACTTTGGACTATTGATAGTAACTTGGAAATTATACGATGACAATTGAACTTAAAGAGTGGTTAAATTCGATTAATCAAACGAAACAGAATCTAATTGACGAAGATCCTTCACTTGAGAAGGAATATCCCCCTTATATTATTAATCGGTGTTTTTCAGGACACATCGATTCGATTATGTATGCCAATGAAATGAATCAATATCATTTCCTTAATAAGAAAATGCAATATGATTTTTTGCTAAATAGTCTGAGGAAAAAGAAGAGATTTTCTCCCTGGCTCCGACAAGATAAAATCAAAGATCTTGATTATGTCAAACGTTATTATGGTTATAGTAATGAAAAGGCAAAACAGGCTTTGAGGATTCTTACTAAAGAACAACTTACTTTTATTAAATCGAAATTTGAAACTGGAGGAACAAAATGAGTGTCGTTCAAGAACCTGAAGTGAAGTGGACGCCCGACCAAATGGTTGAAGTGACTCTAAACGAACCTGATGATTTTTTGAAGGTTCGTGAGACTTTGACCCGTATCGGAGTTGCTTCAAGAAAGGAAAAGAAAATCTATCAATCGTGCCATATTCTTCACAAACAAGGTCGATACTTCCTTGTGCATTTTAAGGAATTGTTTGCACTCGACGGTAAGCACGCAAACCTGACCGTGAATGATGTGCAGCGTCGAAATCGTATCGCCCAACTTCTTGCTGATTGGGGTCTGATTGAGATTGTTGATGTAAGTAAGATTCAGGATATTGCTCCTTTGAATCAAATTAAAGTTCTTGCTTATAAGGACAAAGGAGATTGGATTTTAGAAACCAAATATAATATTGGTGCCAAGAAGAAAAAGGTAGAGGATGCCGAATGAAACTGGGGGCTTGACGCCCCCCTTTCTTTTTGGGTTATAATGTATAAATAAATTTGTCTACTACATCAGTTGGAGTAGTAGATACCTGTTGGTGAAAGCCTCAGGTGGGATATGTTCCCGTAACAACTAACCAGTCGAAAGACAGTTAACGTTTACTAAGAGGTAATAACTATGGCGATAGAAATGCGCCCTAATGATGCTTATGCTGAATTTGCATCAAACTTTGTGGAGTCTATTAACAGTTCATTTTTTTTAGAACCAAAAGTTAAAGTTTTTCCGCTCCAAACAAGTGGTGGTAAAACACACTTTCAAAATAAGGAAATGCCGATAAAGTTGAAGGAGGCATTTCCAGATATGAAATATATTTTTAGATTGTCTCCAACAAGAGAAGTTGCATATGATGGAACGTTTGTTGATGTATCTGACTTGAGTGGAGAATATAATTTTGGATATGTTCCAGACCCACCAAGTACTGGTATCTTGGATGCGTTTGGTAAAATGCCAAATACAGTTCTTTGTATATCATGCACACATACGTATTTTACTACAAATTTTGATAGATTGTTAAAATATGCTGAACATTCTGTTTTAGTTATTGAAGAAACACACCAGTTTATCGGTGCTGCTGATCCTGGTAGTGAGTCTTATGTTATTAATTTTGGATATACTGGAGAGTATACTGCAGAAACCTGGCAAAGAATTGCAAGGTGGAGAGATGTAAATCCAAGAATTCTTGGTTTTACTGCAACTCCAACTGAACATCACAAAGGACATTCATTACTTAGTGATCAGTTTATACTTTGTGGAAAACTTGCTGATAAGAAAGTAATTCTTCCATCACAAGCATGGATGAATACCCCACATCCATATTCTTTTACTAAGTATCAGGGACAATCATCGGTTGAACCTGCTATTCATCAAAGTGTTGATTTGCTTTTTGAAAGAGAGCAAAAGTTGACTGATCTTAAGTATTTTTCTTTAGAAAGAGAAGAACAACTTTCTAGCACATATCGCAGACCAGATAAAGACGCTAATATTAATACCAAATTAACTGCTCTGTATGTTTGTGGAGACTCAAGAGGTGTTTGGGGATGTTCTATTGACGATGTTAGAAAAACAATCTCAGAATATTTACTTGCAGATTGTGGATATCAAGACTCTGATAAAATGATTGCCACTATGGTGGAGGATAATAGTGGGGGAAATACAGTTTGGACTCTTGGCGGTATTGCTTCTGAGAAGCATGTAGAAAATTCTGTTTTGATGTCCAGACTACATGACGAATACGATCCTCTTCGATTTCTTCTTGTGATTAATAGAGGTCGTTCTGGAATCAATGTTCACAATTTAACTGCTGGAGTTATTTGTAGAATTAGAGATCCTAAAGAGGTTAGAACACCTATTCCTATTCAAATCTTTGGGAGAATGGTCAGACTTAATACTGGAACTGGAGATATAATCCGAAAGGAATATGTAAATAATTTAGATAATTATTTGAAGTATTATTCCAAAGATTATAAAGTTAATATTGAGACAGTTATTGAAACTATCAAGGTGTCAAATATTTTTGATATCTGGCACCCAACTAATGGTAAGGCAAAGAGAACTTGGGAAGAGTCTCTTGTTGAATTTGAAAGAGACTATGTAAATACTTCCAAACAGGGATTTGACTATTTGCATGAATTTACTGGAGTTGAAAAACCGCAGTGTAATTCTCATATTCAAGTGAATGATGAGTTGCCTCTAAATTGTCCATATTGTGGGTCTTCCATAGAAGAGAAAATTACTGAGTGGGCTACCTCAGGAACGCTCGATAGATTTTTCGTAGATCCCGAATAAAAAGAAACGGGTTTCAACACTCCCTTTTTTATTGCTTGTGATAATATATACTATGGATGCCGAAAGGGTCTACAAAACACAAACTCGCTTTTAAAGGAGCTACTATAATGACTAACCTTGCAACATCACGGTTTACTGCGTCTGATCTTCCTGCTTTGATGGAAAGAATCACTCGCAATAGTATTGGAATGGATGAATATTTTGATAGACTATTTAATCTTCACGAAACTACAACGAACTATCCTCCATATAACCTAATCCAAATAAATAATGTCGAATCCCATCTGGAACTCGCATTAGCAGGATTCAAGAAAGGAGAGGTAAATGTATACACGGAGTATGGAAAACTTTTTGTCGAAGGGCAAAAGGCAGATACCGAATCGGATAGGACGTTTATCCACAAGGGAGTGGCTAGCAGAAGTTTTAAACGAGCGTGGACTCTATCCGACGACACAGAAGTCAGGGAGGTTGTATTCGAAGACGGACTTCTACGGATCGTACTTGGGAAAATAGTTCCAGAGCATCACGCCCGTAAGGATTATCTCTAAATAGTAGTAACCCCAAATATCGTCGGCGCAGACGGGGAGGTAACTGGCACAATCCAGTTGACACCTCCCCTTTTTTTGACTATAATGGGATGAGGGAGAAAATACAAATGTCAATCAAACTTGCACTATTAAAATCTGGAGA